CATCACGGCAAGCTGACATGGCCGTTACCCTTTACGTCGTCGTCTACCCGAGCGGTGACACCCAGCCGAGCGCGGCGCAGATCAAGGCGGGCAACAGCGGCAGCGGCACGGCGACGCAGGCTTTCTCCCCGGCGTGGACCGGCACCGGGCAGCAGGTCAGCTTCACCGCAGGCGCGACGGGGACGAGCTACAAGGCATCGGCGGTCGTATCGGACGGTGTGACGGACGGCACGCCGGTTCATTCGGATGCGTTCGTCACGACGGCGAGCACCGCCACCGTCGACTTCTCCGGGTCGTTCTCGATCCTCTCGTCAGCCACGGCAGACTTCGCCGGGTCATTCAGCATCGCGACGTCTGGTCAGGCAGACCTTGCCGGCTCGTTCTCGATCCTTGCGGCCGGCACTGCTGACTACTCGTCGTCGTTCGACATCGAGGCTGCCACCGGCACTGCGACGGTCGACTACGACTCGTCGTTCAGCATTGCAGGCTCTGGCACTGCCGACCTTGCTGGCTCGTTCTCAGTCGCAGCGAGCGGAACTGCGGACTTCGCGGGCTCGTTCTCGGTGCTGTCGACGGCCAGCGTCGACTACACGACCTCGTTCGACATCGAGGCTGCTGTCGGTGTCGGCACTGCGGACTACGAGTCGTCGTTCAGCATCGCGGGGTCGACCACAACCGACTTCGACGGCTCGTTCAGCATCCTGTCAGCTGGCACCGCGGACTTCGGCGGGTCGTTCTCGATCAGCGCAACTGACTGGGCAGACCTTGCTGGCACGTTCTCGATTGCCGCGAGCTCGTTTTCTGACCTGCCCGGCAGCTACTCGATCACCGGAAGTGCGACCGCCGACTACTCGAGCGCGTTCTCGATCGACGGCGACGTCAGTGCCGCCGTCTGGCCCGATCCGGCGACGGTGCTGGCCGGCGTCGTTTACGGTCCGACGGGCGTTGAGTACACCGGCACACTGGCGCTGCTCACGGCTGCTGATGTCTGGGCGTACGCCACGCGCGGCCTGACCGAGCGGGTGGACGTCGGCAAGATGAACGGCAACGACGTCACGGGCACGGGCCAGAACGGCGACCCGTGGCGAGGCGTCGGGGTCGCACCGTGACGCATGTTCTCGTCGACCTCCTTCTCCACGGCGTCGTTCAACACGACGTCCTGGCGGTTCGAGCTCGTCGAGCCGCCAGCGGCGGCACCTGCCGGCGGCGGCTACGACTACCGCAGCCGTCGCCGGCGGCGGTACGCCCTGGAGCACGACGGCCGGGTGCTGTACTTCGACACCGAGCAGGAGATGCTCGAGGCGTCGGCGGCGCTCGACCGGATCGAGGAACTGCGCCAGCGCGCGGCAGCTGCAGGCTCGCCAAAGGCCCGCAGGCGCATCCGTTCGTATGCGCGAAGGGTGGAGGTGCCACCGCCGTCGCGCGAGCTCGATCTGGCCCTTCTGGAGGCCTTGGCGGGGTATGAGAGCGCGGTCGCAGACCTGATGCGGGCGCGTGAGGCGCGGGAGTACGAGCGACTCCTGCAGATCGTGGAGCAACTGGAGGACGAGGAAGAGGTCGAGATGCTTCTCCTCGCGCACTGATGAACGAAACGATGGAGGCGACCCCGGCGCGGGTCGAGATCGAACGCGGGGCGCGCGCGCAGGAACTGCGCGACAACCCGCTGCTGGCCGAGGCGTTGTCGGTATGGGAAACGGAGGTCGTCGAGACATGGAAAAGGTCACCACTGCGCGACGTCGAGGCTCGCGAGCGTCTGAGGCTGATGCTGGAGGCGTCGAAGGAGTTCAGGGCGTTTCTGCAGATCACGATCGAGCGGGGCCAGTTGGCGAAGGTGCCGACGCAGCAGCCGCGCAGCGTCCTGCAGAAAGTGCGGGAGTTCGTGAAGTGAACGCCGAGCTCGACACCGTGTACAGGCGCCTGGACAAGCTCGCCTTCGACTTGTGCGAGCAGGGGCAGACGGTCACGCGCATCTTCTGCCGCGACGTCAACCTGCCCGAACTCTGGCACTACAGCGACGGCCGCGGTCGCCAGTTCGCCGCGCTCGTGATGCCCGGCGCGGGCGAGAACTCGGTGCAGTGCGCCGACGGCACCGTGCACAACCTCGAGACCCAGGAGTAACTGATGCCTGCTGACACGACGAACGCGCCGAGCACCTCGGCGCCCACCGTCTCCGAACAGACCACTGTCCGGCCGGCTCCGGCATCGTCCGGCGACGAGCCGCAGCGCTACAACACAGTCGACGACGCGATGGCCGAGCTCGAGCGGCGCGATCAGGCTCGACGCGCCGCCCGGAAGGCCGAGCGCGAGGCGAAGGCCCAGGCCGACAAGGGCGAGGGCGACGACGCCGACGACGGCGAGGAGCAGGGACGCAAGCCTGCCAAGCGCGTCGACAAACTCGCGCGCGACATGAAGGTCGACGAACCCGACGAGGAAGACGACGACCAGGACGATGACGACGATCGCGACGAGGATCGCGACGACAAGGACGAAGCCGACGACGACGGTGATGAAGACGGCACCGACGACGAAGGCGACGACGGCGACGACTCGGACGAGCGTGATGAAGCGACCGACGACGAGGGCGACGACCGAGTGCTCAAGAAGGCAGCCACCGTCGAGATCGACGGCAAGGCCTACGAGATTCCTGCTGGAACGCCTCGTGAGGTCGTGGAAGCCACGCAGAGACTCGCTCGCGACCTCAAGGCGGACTACACGCGCAAGACCCAGTCTGTCGCCGAGGCGGTGCGCCAAGTGCAGGCGCGCGACCAGCAGGCCGAGCAGTTGCTGCAGACCGTGACCCGGGCGCAGCAGGCCGTCTACCAGATGGCGCAGCAGATCGTCGGATCGCCGCCACCGCTGGAACTCGCGCAGTCGGACCCCCAGTCCTACTTGGTGCAGAAGGGCCTGTACGAGCAGCGCATGGCGCAGCTGCAGGGGCTCATGTCCCAGGGAAACGCTCTCCAGACCCAGCAGCAGGCCCGCCAGCAGCAGGCCATGCGGCGGGCGGTGCAGGAAGAGGCACAGAAGGTCCTGGAGAAGATGCCGCACCTGGGCGACCCGGCAACCCGCAAGCAGTTCGTCGACGCCGCCACGAGCGTCGTTGGACGTTTCGGGTTCCAGCCGGACGAGATTGCTGGTATCACTGATCACCGGGCAATGCTCATGATCAACCGTCTGATCGAGCTCGAGTTCAACGAGTGGCGGCGCCAGCAGGCTGCCGGCAACGTGAAGGACAAGCTCAAGAACGTGCCGCCGCGCCCCGTCAAGAGCGCGACCGGCACGAAGGACAACAGCACTCGCAGCGAGAAGGCGAAGCGCGACTTCATGCGCAGCAAGCGCACGATGTCCGATGTCAAGCGCTACCTCGCGGCAACCGAGCGCTGATCACCAGACCCATCATCATTGAAAGGAGGGCATCATGCCCGCAAACGCATACCTGACCAGTGCCGGCTCCGGCCCGGCTTCTCTCGGCGTCCGCGAAGACCTCGTGGACATGATCTGGAACACGGCGCCGTCCGACACGCCGCTGATCTCCAGCATCGAAAAGGTGAGCGCCGAGAGCGTCAACCACGAGTGGCAGCGCGACGTCCTCGCGACGCCGGTGGCGAACAATGCCGTGGCTGAAGGCGCGGACGCGAGCTACACAGCCGTCACGCCGCCCGAGCGCTGGGGCAACCAGACCCAGATCGCGCGCAAGACCTTCTCGATCTCGGACACGATGGAAGCCGTCAAGAAGGCCGGCCGGAAGTCGGAAATTCGCTACCAGACCGTGAAGCAGGGCAAGGAACTGCGCAAGGACATGGAAGCGAGCATGATCGAGAACCCGACGCTCACGACCGGCGCGACCCGTGTCGCGCGCGGACTGCGCGGCTGGCTCAACTCGAACGACGTTCGCGCGACCGGCGCCAGCCCGAACCCGTCGACCAACACCGGGCCGACCGACGGCACGCTTCGCAACTTCACCGAGTCGCTGCTGCGCGAGGCGGTCGTGAAGGCCTACAGCAACGGCGGCAACCCGTCGATGCTGATGGTCGCCCCGACCCTCAAGCAGGCGATCTCGACGAACTGGACCGGCAACGGCACCAAGTTCATCAAGGGTGAGGACAGGAAGCTGCAGGCGGCATACGACTTCTACTCGTCTGACTTCGGCGACTTCAAGATCGTCCCGAACCGGGTGATGGGTCGTTCCGGTGGCCGCACTCGCGAGGCCTACCTGCTCGACGACTCGATGGTCGCGATTGCGGTGCTGCGCGACATGGAGACGCAAGAGCTCGCGCGCATCGGCTCGGCTCGCAACTACATGATCGAGTGCGAGTTCACGATGGAGATGCGCGAAGAGCGCGCTCACTCGTGCGTTCGCGACGTTCAGGCCTACTGATCGACCGGTAGTTGACACGGCGCCCGCGGCCCTACAAGCCGCGGGCGTTTTTCATGGAGCAGGTCATGGAGCAGAGCACACAAGCTGCCGACGAGCAGCAGGGCGACGGCTGGAGCATGCGCACCAAGTTCCTCGAGGAGGACGGCGTGCACAAGATCGTGCGCGTCGTCGACGAGCAGGAACTGGTCGACACGCTCGACTACTGCAAGGCTCGTCACAACGAGGGCCTGCACGGCGAGAAGGACTTCAAGCTCGCCGCCACCGTCCCCGCGGTACTGATCGAGGACTACTGCTTCCGCAACGGCATCACGTTCCGGGAGTTCATGCACAACCGCGAGCACACTCGTCGCTTGCTCAACGACCCGGCCCTGGCCGGGTTCCGCATCTGGAAAGGAAAGGTCTGAAATGAGCCGCAACTTCGACGCCTTCAGTGTCGCCGCCACCGGCGCCACCGTCTCGACGACCGCGAGCACTTCCACGGGCGGCACGATCCCGCTGGACAGCAGCGGCAACAAGCCTCGCTTCGTGCGCGTGAGCGCCACCGGTAACTGCCACGTTCGTCTGGGCATCGGCGCTCAGACGGCGCTCGTGACCGACTTCATGCTGGCAGCCGGCGACGATGCCGTGCTGCAGGTCATGGGCAACACGCACTACGCAGTGATCGACCGCGGCACCTCGGTCGTCTTCAACATCGTCGCGCTTGAGGACTCCTGATCATGGCGCTGAGTAGCTACACCGACCTGCTCAACGCGGCGGCGCAGTGGCTCAAGCGTGATGACCTGGGGGCGATCCTGCCCGACCTGCTCGTGCTCGCGGAGTCGCGCCTCGCGCGCGACATCCGCTTCCGGGTGCAGTCGAAGCAGGCGACGATCTCGTTCCTGGCCGGGATCAACACGACCCCACTGCCGGCCGACTTCGTCGAGTTCCTGAGCGTGTCGCACCAGGACCGCGGCGATCGTCTCGACGCGATGCCGGTGCCGCAGATCCGCGCGCTGTACACGCCTGCGATGACCGGCCGGCCGAGGGTCTACGCCCAGATCGAGGAGTCGATCCTCGTCGCGCCGACGCCTGGGTCCGTGACCTCGCTCGACGTCGTCTACCGATCGCGCTTCCCGGCCCTGTCGCCAACCAACGCGACGAACTGGCTGCTGCAGAACCACCCCTCGCTGTACCTGTTCGCGCTGCTCGCCGAGGCCTCGCCGTTCACGCACGAGGACGAGCGCGCGGCCATCTGGGAGGCGAAGTACAAGGCCGAGCTCGAGACCGCCCGGCGCGACGACGACTACTCGCGCTACGGTTCCGGCGACCTCACGATCAGGAGTCTCTGATGGCATGGGTCAACGTGACCGACGCCGGCGCGGTCGGGATGGTGGGTGACGCGTCGCTTCACGACGCGCCGCCCAACGCCTGGACGAACGTCTCGAACGTGCGCTTCCGAGACGGCTACGCCGAGTCGGCCTACCGGCAGCGGCGCGTCTTCGACCCGGCGTCGGTCGTGCCGTACTTCCTGCTGCCGTACGGCACCGGAGCGTCACGCTTCCTGATCCACGCCGGCCTGGGCGCGGTGTTCGCCGACAACGGCACGACGCGCTCGAACATCACCGGCACGGCGCCCACCGGCGGCGTCGACGACAAGTGGACCGGGGGCGTGCTCAACGGCGTGGCGGTGCTCAACAACGGCGTCGATCAGCCCATGTTCTGGGGCGGCACCGGCACGCTCGCGACCCTGCCCGGCTGGAACTCGACATGGCGCGCGCGCTTCCTGCGCCCCTACAAGAACTTCCTCGTCGCGGGCGACGTCACCGAGGGCGGCACGCGCTTCGCGAGCATGATCCGCGTTTCGGCCGCGGCGGTGCCGGGCGCGGTGCCGAGCTCGTGGAACGAGGCCGACCCGGCGCTCGACACGCTGCGCCGCGACCTTGCCGAGACGGGCGACATCCTGATCGACGCGCTGCCATGGGGCGACGCGCTATTCATCTACAAGGAGCGCAGCGCCTATGCGATGACCTTCGTCGGCGGCAACCTGCGTTTCAACACGCGCCGCCTGCCGGGCGAGCACGGGATGCTGGCGCGCAACTGCGCGGTGCCGACTCCGATGGGCCATGTCGTGCTCACGGGCGGCGCCGACGTCGTGCTGTTCGACGGCGTGCGCATCCAGTCGATCCTGACCGGCAGGATGCGCCGTTGGCTGGCGTCGAACATCTCGTCGACCATCTGGGCGCGCTCGTTCGTGATGCTCAACCCGCGCTTCAACGAGGTGCTGGTCTGCTTCCCGACGGGTGGCCGGCAGGAGTGCGACCGGGCCCTGGTCTGGAACTGGGTCGACAACACGCTGGGCATCCGCGAGCTCGACGGCTGGACGCACGGTGCGCACGGCCACCTGCCGGACACGGCGTCGCTCGACACCTACGACGCGTCGGTCCTGACGTACGACGCCGCGCTGCTGCCTTACGGTGACGAGTCGACGGCGCCGAACGACGTCAGGTCGGTCGTCGCCAAGGCCTCGCAGGTTGACCTGCTCGACTCTGGGGTCGGCAACAACAACTCGGCGCGCATCGTCCTGCTGGAGCGGCAGGGGCTGACCTTCGGCGACTCCTCGAGGGTCAAGACCATCACCAGGATCCGGCCCTACTTCGACGCGCCGCAGGGCACCGTCGTTCAGATCCAGGTCGGCGGCTCGATGGACATCGCGAACAGTTCGACCTTCGGCGCGCCGGTCAGCTTCACGGTTGGCGTGTCGCGCGAGGCGAACCTGTTCGCCACCGGCCGGCACCTCGCGGTTCGGTTCCGCTCCGAGACGATCGCACCATGGCGGCTGCGCTCGTTCGACGTCGACCTCGTGCAGAGGGGGAGGTTCTGATGTACAGGCCCAGCCAAGTGCCCGATAATGTCGGGGAACTCTCGCAGTTCCTGACGACCGAGCTTGCCCTGATCGAGCAGTCGCAGACGAATGCACGCGATGCGCTGTACCTGCGCACGCAGTTTGCACCACCGTCGCGCATCGAGGAGGGAATGATCGTCCTGGCCGACGGCACAACCTGGAACCCCGGAAGCGGGGCGGGCGTGTATCTGAGACGCGGCGGCGCGTGGCGATTCCTGGGGTGAGCTTATGGCACTGAACGACTTCGATTGGCAGTCTGTCCTGGCGCAAGGCAAGCCGGCAGGCTACATCAACGGCCCGATCGTCACCGACCAGTACACGACGATGACGCCGCAGCTGCAGGCGACGCTCGACTACAACAAGGCGCTGCGCTACCAGTCGTCGTTCCAGAAGCAGCAGGAGGCGACGCAGCAGTACGGTGCTGGCAACTTCCGCATGACGCCGGCCGGGGCGGTGCCGACGACGCCGCAGCCCGCGCCGCCGCCGGACCCGAACGGGTTTGTCATCGGCGGCTCGGTGCCGGCCGGAACGCAGCCGCGAACCGGCCAGCCGGGCATGGCGTACGCCGGCGGCTCGCCCGGTGGCGGTCTGGCCGGCATGGGTGGCGCGACGACCGGCGGCGGCACGCAGCCGCCCGGCGAGCCAACGCTCAACACGAGCTACACCCCCAACCCGTACCTCAACGGGATCGCAGCTGACGTCACCCAGCAGGTCAACAAGAACCTGTTCCAGACGACCCTGCCGAACATCCGCTCGGACGCGATCGCCGCCGGCGGGTATGGCGACAACCGCACCTCGATCCTGCAGGGCACGGCCGCGGGCGAGGCCTCGCGCGGTCTGGCGGGCTCGCTCGCGAGCATGTACGGCAACGACTTCCAGCAGTCGCAGGGCCGCAACCTGCAGCAGTACGGCATGGATCAGGGGTTCTGGCTCGGCCGCGAGAACCTCGACAGGAACATCTTCAACGACAACATGAACTGGGCGAACGTCGCCCAGCGCAACGACCTGGACCTGTTCCGCACGCTGTTCAACATGAACTCGAGCGGCGCTGCGGCGGGCGATGCGATGGACGAGTCGCAGACCAAGTGGCTGCGCGACCTGTCCCAGATCCTGGCGCCCTATCTCAACGCGGGCGGCACCGCGAGCACGAACTTCGACACCTCGCCGTTCATGGGCGCGGCGGGCGGAGCTCAACTCTTCGACGCCCTGTTCGGCGGGAGGTGACCGATGGCATTGAACAACCTCCTCAAGAAGGCCTACACCTCGGACGGCGACTGGTGGGATGCGGTCGGCACGCAGCAGACGGCCGGCGGCGACACCCAGGAGTCGTTCATCTACGGTGAGCAGTACCTGCCTATCCTTCAGAAGCTCGGCCTGACGCCGCAGGAGGCGAAGGCGCGCGGGCTGCGAGTCGTCACCGGCGACACGAAGACCGGCAATCAGTTCATGACCGCGGTCGTCGACGCCAACGGCAACGTCCTGCACCAGGAGCTCGACGACAAGGCGAACAAGCTCGGCATGCTCGGGCAGTTCGGCCTGGGCACGCTCGGGATGGTCGGCGCCGTCGGCGCGCTCGGGCTGCCGCTCACTGGCGCTGCTGCGGCCGCTCCTGCCGCGGCGTCAGCCGGCGGCAACCTCGGGCTCGGCGCCGCGCTCGGAGGCGACCCCTTGCTGGCGGCGATGACGCCGGCCGGTTGGGGCGCGGGAGCAGGGGCGACGGCGGCAGGCGGGTCGGCGCTCACCGGGTCGGCGCTCGGCGGCGGCATGACGGCCGGCGGTGCGGCGACCGGCGTTGCGGGCCTGAGTGGCGCCGCGGACGTCTTCGGGGGCCAGTCCTTCGGCCTGGGCGCGCTCGACCCCAACGCCGCGGCGTCGGCCGGCACCTCGCTCACCGGCGGCACGCTGGGTGGCGGCGGGTCGAGCGGCCTGAGCAGCATGCTCCAGGCTGCCGGCGTGCCGACTCAGATGGCCGACGCGATCCAGGGCGCGGCGACCTCTGGCGGCGACGTCCTGGGCAACCTCAAAGCGCTGTTCGGCGGCTCGATCCCAGACTGGCTGCCGGCTCTGATCGGCGGCGGGTTGGGCTACCTCGACACGAAGGACGACAAGACCCAGACGGTCACGCGCGACCCCTGGGCGCCGGCGATCCCGGCAGCCAAGGGCATCCTGGGTCAGGTCGAGCAGATGGTGCAGCAGCGCGGCGAGCAGCCCTTCAACAGCATGCAGCAGGCGGGCTACACCAACATGGGCGGCATCCTCAACACGCTCAACGCGAGCGTGCCGGGCATGTTCGGGACCAACGCCGGCATGCGCCAGGGCTACAACAGGTTCGCGCCGATGGAGCAGCGCTCGCTGCTCAACGCCGCGCCGCTTCCGCCCCCGCAGTTCCAGCCCTTCGCCCAGTTCAAGCCCAACTTCGGAGGCTGAAGCATGCGACTGCTCGACCTGCTCGACTCCGAGAAAGCCCGCATGGGCATGGCGATGCTCGCCGCGGGTGGCCCGACGGCGCGCCCGATGTCGGTCGGGCAGAGGATGATGGGCGTGCTCGCCGAGCTCGACGCGCTGCGCAACGACCGCGCCGACCGCGCCGAGCGCTCCCAGGACCGCGACATGCGCCGGCAGGCGCTCGAGATGGAGCTCGAGGCCATGCGGCGCGCTGCGGCGCGCCAGCAGGCGCTTGGCGAGGCGGCGAGCGCGTCGAGCATGACGCCGGCGCAGCAGGCGCTCGCGATCGAGGGCCGGGGGCCGACGCCGACTGCCGCCGCGGCTGCCGAGGAGCTGCCGGGCGGCTTCGACTGGCAGGGCTACGCCAACCGGGTCGCGGCCGTCGACCCGATGATGGCGCTGCAGGTCCAGCAGGGGCTGAAGAAGGACAAGCCCAAGCTCAACCGTGTCGAGACTGCGCTTGACCCGGCGACGAACAAGCCCGTCCAGGTGATGTACTTCGACGACGGCTCGACGCGCGTGGCGCCGTTCGGCGCGAAGCCCGACGTCACGCTCCAGAACCTGGGCGACCGGGTCGTGGCGGTCGACAAGAACCGGGTCCAGAACGGCCAGGAGTTCCGCCAGGGCGTCTCGCCCGACACGGTCTACAGCGGCAACGTGTCGATGCGCGGCCAGAACATGACCGACGCTCGGGCGCGCGAGGCGAACACCCTCAACGCCTGGGCGCCGATGAACGTCGAGGGCGTCGGGGTGTTCGGCTACGACAAGCGCACGAACACCGTGTCCCCGGTGACGGGCCCCGCAGGCGCGCCGGTGATGGATGCCAAGACGGCTGCCGACTCGAAGCGCGGCGCCGGACTCATGTCCGACATCGGGCGCGCGCGGCAGTTGCTGTCCTCGGGGCCGACCGGGTCGCTGGCCGGCGCCGGAGCGGACTGGTTCCTGCGCACCTTCGGCGCGAGCACGAAGGGCGGCGACACCGCGGCCAGTCTCGAGACCCTGGGCGCCTGGATGGCCTCGAACGTGCCCCGCATGGAGGGCCCGCAGTCGAACATCGACGTCGAGTACTACCGGCAGATGGCCGGCCAGATCGGCGACCGCACGGTGCCGGTCAGCCAGCGCCTGTCGCGGCTCGCGGAGCTCGAGCGCCGGTTCAAGGACAACTACGTCGAGATGCCTGACGGGCGGTTCGTCGACAAGCGCACGATCGGGCCGCGCGGCGCGGCGCCTGCCGCCGGCGGAGGTGGCGGGGTCGTCGACTGGGGGGCGCTCAAGTGAGCACCGTCGACGTCCGCCTGCCCGACGGCACGATCATCCGAGGCGTGCCGGAGGGCACGACGAAGGAGCAGCTGCGCGCCAAGCTCGCGGCCAATGGCTACGACGTCTCGAAGCTCGGCGACCCGCCGCCGGCCGAGCGCTCCACCGCCCAGGTGCTCGGCCGCGCGCTCGGCAGCACCGCCAGGGCCGCGCTCGAGGGCGTTCCGGCGATCGCCGACCTTGCTTGGAACCCGGTGCGCCAGATTGCCGTAAACCCGGCTCTGCGCGCGGCCGGCATGCCGCCGCTCGGCTCGATGGAAGACTCCGGCCGCGCACTGGCCGACCTGCTCGGCCTGCCGACGCCCGACACGCCGATGGAGCGCGTCGGCTTCGAAGGCGCCAAGCTCGGGTTCGGCGCCGGCGGCATCGCAGGGGCCTCTCAGGGGCTCGCGAACGTCTCCCAGGGGGTAGGGCGCACCCTCGCCGAGAAAATGGCCCAGGCGCCCGCCTCGCAGGTTCTGGCGGGTGTTGGAGCGGGTGCCGCCGGCCAGTCGGCGAAGGAGAGCGGCGCGGACCCGACCGGGCAGTTCCTGGCGGCGCTCGCCGGTGGCCTGGGCGGCGCACTCGCGCCGGGCGCGGCGCAGGGCGTCGTGCAGGCTCTGGCGCGACTCAAGCCGATGGACGTCGCGCAGGTCGACACCGTGCTGGCGCGCGAGCTCGCCCGCTCCGGGATCAACTGGCAGGCCCTGTCGGAGCAGGCCCGCGCCCAGCTGCGCCAGGACGCGTCGCGCTTCGTTGTGCGCGGCCAGGAACTGGACCCCAAGGCGCTCGCCCGGCTGGCGCAGTTCCGCGCCGTGCCCGGCACGACGCCACTGCTGGGCGACGTCACCCAGAACCCGGCGCTCATCTCGCAGCAGCGCAACCTCGCCAAGCAGCAGGCGAACATGCCGGCGCTGTTCGGCGCCGAGGATCTGGCGACCGTTCAGAACCGCAACGCCGCGGCGGTGCTCGGCGAGCTCGACCGGGTGGCGCCGGCGGCGGGCGACGACTTCTCGACCGCGCAGGGCATCATCGGCGCGATCCAGGGGCGCGACGCCAGGATGAAGGGTGCCGTCGACTCGCTGTACGACGCCGCGCGCGACTCCGCGGGCGGGCGGGTGCCGTTGTCTCCCGGCGCGGCCCTCGAGGGCGTCTTCCGCAAGCTCGACGACGAGTGGCTGACCTCCGAACTGCCAGAGTCGATCGCCGACAAGCTCGCCAAGATGGCGCGCGGCGAGATGCCCACCGACGTCGCCTCGCTCGAAATCCTGCGCCGGCGCGTGAACGAGGAACTGCGCAGCGCCAGCGGCAACAAGCGCGCAGCCCTGGCGGTGCTCTCGCGCGAGCTCGACAACGTCCCGATCGTGCCCATCAAGACCGACTTCGGCGGCTCGCAGGTCGTGACGTCAGGCACCGCGGCGATGATGCGCAACGCGGACGACGCCGCCGGCCAGACCCAGTCGATCCTGCAGGATGCGCGCAGGTCGAACCGCGAGTGGCGCTCGTGGCAGGAGTCGGCGCGCTTCATCGAAGACGCGATCAACGACCCCGACCCTCTGAACTTCGCCAAGAAGCACATCATCGGCGGGCGCCTGGACGACCTGCAGCGCATGCGCACCGAGATCGGCAACAGCCCCGAGATGCTGCAGCAGGTGCGCCGGCGCATGGTCGAGTACATCCTGCGCCGCGGCAGCGCCGACATGGACAAGACCACCTTCACCTCGAAGGGGATGGAGGACGGCCTGCGCTCGCTCACGCGGCAGCGCCTGGAGGTGTTCTTCTCGCCAGAGGAGATCCAGCAGATCGAGATGGCGATCGCGGTCGGGCGCAACATCCAGGCGCAGCCGATCGGCAGTGCGGTGAACAACTCCAACACCGGGGCGATGATCGCCGCGCGGCTGCTGTCGCTCGTGAGCTCGGGCCAGGGCCTGCCGGTGGCCGGGCCGATGATCTTCGACCCTCTGCAGAAGATGATGATGATGTCGCAGGCCTCGCGCCTGCGCGACGTCGGCCAGGGCATCGGGCTGCTCGGCGAGCTCGAGCGTCAGAGCCCGCTACTGCCCGCCACGCTTGGCACCGGCGCGCTGCTACTTTCCTCGCAGTGAGCGCACGATGAGCATGATCAGCATCGCCACGAGCCAGCCAGCGGTGATCGGGTCGATGACGTCGAAGATTGCGCTCACGGGCGCATCTTCGCAGGACAATCCATACCCCGAGGTGAAGCATGCCGCTTGAGACTGCATCGCGCATCGACCAACTGGTCCCGTCGAACCCTAGCGGCTCGGAGTCTCTGAGCCAGTCGGACGACCACATTCGCGTCATCAAGGCCGCGATCCAGGGCACGTTCCCGCTCCTGACCGGAGCCGTGCAGGCAACTCATACCGAGATCAACAACGCCTGCATGGGGGCGACGGTCCCGGTTCAGAGTGCGCTCTCCACCAAGGCCGACAAGAACGGCGACACCTACACCGGGATCCACAACTTCGGCGGCGCGACCATCAACGTGCTGACTCAGGGTCAGACCGACAACTCGACCAAGGCCGCGAGCACCGCCTTCGTCCAGGCGGCGGTGCTGTCGGCCGCGCTCGGCCCCTCGGTCCCTGTCTTCGGCGGCAACGCCGGCACCGTGCTTCGCGTGGAGGCAAACGACACCCTCACCTGGGCGAAGAACATCCGCATCCCGTCGACGCAGACGGGCAACTTCAATGCGGTGGGCGGCTACAACTACATCCTGGCCGGCGGCTCGGCGCAGACGATCACGATGCCCGCGGCTCCAGCGGCGAACGACACGATCGAGGTGAACGTCATCAACGGCCGCAGCGACAACGTCATCAACTGGAACGGCAGGAAGCACGAGAACATCTCGGACGCGACGACGACGATCGACCTGACCAACCCTTCAATGACCCTCTTCTACGTCAACGACACCTTCGGCTGGAAGATCATCCTATGAGCATCCTCAGTCAGTTTGCAGCAGCCAACGGCGGCAAGCTGCGCTACCAGGACTTCACCTCGAGTGGCACGTTCGTCCCGCCCGCCAAGTTGCTCGCCAACGGCGGACAGGCATGGGCCTTTCTTGTTGGGGGCGGTGGCGGTGGTGGCGGCGGCGGCATCAACTCCGGTTCCGCCGAGGGCGGCGGCGGGGGCGGTGGCGGGCGCGTCCTGCTGTCGCCCATCACTATTACCGGTAGCGTGACCGTCACGATTGGGAATGGTGGCGCAGGAGGCACCTCCGGCGCCGTCGGCAACGACGGGGGTCAGACAACCCTCACGGGTGGCGCCTCGCTGGCAGCGGGCGGCGGCGGCGGTGGGGGCGGATCTACCGCCGGTGCTGGAAGAGATGGGGCCGCTGGGGGCGGCGCGGCCGGCGTCGCTACAACTTTGAAGGCGGCCGGCGCGGGAGGCGGCGGTGCGGGCGGCGCAGGATCGCCGCCATACGGTGCCTCCTCCGTCTCGAGTTCGTCATTTGGGCGTGGTGGTGTTGGAACCTTTGGAGGGAGCGGCGGCAGCGCTGGACAGAACAACGACCTGAACGCCGGAGGCGCCGGCGGGCCGTGCCTCGACGGGTATGGCGGTGGCGGTGGTGGCGGCGGCAGCGATGGCGCTGGCGGTCCCGCAGGTGGCGGCGGTGGCAACGGCGGGGTCGGTGGGGCATCGTCCTCGGCGGGTGTATCTGCCGTTGTCAACAGTGGGGGGGGCGGGGGCGGTGGCGGCGGCACCACAACGGGCAGCACGAACGGCGGCTCCGGCGGCAGCGGCTTCGCGCGCATCTTCTGGTTCGAGTGAGGTCCGGCATGGCGAGCTACGCACTGATCAGGAACGGCAAGATCGTCAACGTCATCGAGGCAGACGAGGCCTTCGCTGCCGCGATGCGAATGCGCTTCGACGAAGTCGTCGACGTCACCAACACCCCATGCGGCATCGGTTGGTCAAGGACCGCGGGCGGGTTCATCGACGACCGGCCGCAGCCGCCCGTCGAGGCTGCCCCGCCGGATACGCGCGTCATCACCAAGCTAGCTTTCTTGCGCCGGCTGACGGTTGACGAGGAGGTCGACCTCGAGCTCGCATCGCTCGACGTCCCGACCGGCCAGCCTGCGGCGCGGCGCACCGCGGCGCGCGTGCGCGTTGCCACGCGCCGACTGTCGACCGCCCAGTTCATCGACCTCGACGACCCCGAGGTCGTCGGCACCCTGCAGCAGTTCGAAGCCGCAGGGCTGCTCGCCGCTGGCCGCGCCGCGGCGATCCTGAGTGCTCCCGTGCAACCAAACGAGAGGACAGGTGCGTAAGTGCTTCGATCGATCTTTGCCGGCGCGCTGTTCGGCGTTCTGCTCTCGCTCGGCCTTCTCTCTTTCGCCATCGACGGCGACAACCCGCACCCGCTCGACTACAGCGTGCGCGAGTACGTCTTCCTGCTCGGCGTCGCCGTGCTCGGTGGCGTCGTCGGGTGGTATGGCCGAGTCAAGGCGGGCGTCGCCGCACCGTTCTCGATCGCGCACCTCGTCGGCGAGCTTTCGACCTCGGCCTTCGCCGGGCTCATGGCTTTCTGGCTCTGCCAGTGGGCGAACGCTCCCGAACTGCTGACGGTCAGCATCGTCGGGATCGCAGGCCATATGGGCGCCCGCTTCCTGTTCGCCGTCGAGATCTGGCTGCGGCGCCGCTTTCAGGTGGAGGTGGCCTGACATGACCTTCGACGAATCCTTCGCGATCGTCCTCAAGCACGAGGGCGGCTTCCAGGCGAACCCGGCCGACAAGGGCAACTGGACCGGCGGGCGCATCGGCCGAGGCGTGCTCAAGGGCACGAAGTGGGGCATCAGCGCTGCGGCCTACCCCGAGCTCGACATCAAGGGGCTGACCCAGGCCGACGCGAAGGAGATCTACCTGCGCGACTACTGGCGCCCGGCCGGCTGCGACTTCGTGCCCGAGGCGGTGCGCTTCGACCTGTTCGACATGGCGGTGCACTCCGGCCCTGCAGCTGCGCGCGAGACGCTGCAGCGCGCGCTCGGCGTCGAGCCCGACGGGGTCATCGGCCGGCGCACGCGAGCGGCCATCGAGAAGGCCGACCCTGGCCGGCTGCTCGCTCGCTTCAACGGGTGGCGCCTGCAGCGCATGACGCGCAACCCGACGGTATGGGCCGAGTTCGGCCGCGGCTGGGCGATCCGCATCGCCGACAACCTCAAGAGGATCTGAGCATGGCAGAACTCAAGGCCTGGGAGCCGTCGAACCGCGACAAGCTCGCGTCGTGGATCCAGAGCATGCTCGAGGCCGGCGGCATGGAGCGCGCGGCAGCGCGCCGGCATGCGCGATCGGTGACCGGCACGACGATGGGCACCGAGCAGGTGGGCGGCATCGCCGGCACCGGCATGGGGGTGCTCGACTTCACCCCGCTCGCGCTCGGGTTCGGCGCCGAGGAGGGCGGCAAGATGGCCGGCCAGGGCGTGGCCCAGGTGCAGGCCGGCGACGTCGCCCAGGGCGCTGCAGGCATCGGCATGGGCCTGCTGGCGGCAGTGCCCGGCCTGCCCGGCAAGGGTGGCGGCGCGGCGCGCAGTGTGCTCAACTGGGAGGACGAGAAGACGCGCAAGTAGATTGCCGAGTTCCTCGGCGGGCCTTCAAGGGCTACTCGCCGGGACGCGTTCCCCGCGGCGCCCGAGGTGTCCCTGCAGGCGCAGTCTGGGAACCTGATCCCGTTCTCGGCGTCCGAATCCTGGTCCAGCAAGCCATTCATCGAGGCGATCGATCGTTCGGGCCCGTTCGCCGATCGTCTGAGCGAGGCGGCGAAGCCGATCGCGGGCGAGATCCTCACCCGAGTCGACGCGATGTCCAAGGCGCAAGGATGGACCCAGGCGCCCTGGTATCGCCCGATGATGGAAGCACTGCGAGACGGAGGCCTGCCGGCACTGAAGAAGCTCGTCGAGGCTGGCGTCGTCCCGGTCGTCGCGCTCACTGCAATCGCAGGTTTGGGCTCTGCCCCCCAGGCTGACGGGCAGCAGTAGAGGCGAGCTCGCGCGCGAGCGCGAGCTTGTCCTCGACCTTCGATAGCCTGTACTCGGGCAGGCACCGCCACTCCTCGTACGAGCCGCCCTCCTCGAGGGTCGAGATGATCTCGTCGAGCAGGGCCGCGATCCGTTCGGCGGTCAGCCTGTCCATGTCGTTCCCCTTCGCGGGCAGCGGGAATTGCCCAGCTGCGACCCGCATGGTTGCTGTGGCCATTTCGACCATTGCGTTCCCACCGACGGGCCGCTAGGCCGCGCCAGTGCTCGATTGTGGGCCCGGACTCTTAATCCGTTGGTCGTAGGTTCGAATCCTACAGGGCCCACCAACATAATCAATGACTTGCGTCAACATCTGCATGTTGCGTTGCGCTAGCAATTCCCACGGTGGGAATTGCTACAGCGCGCGGCGCTGCGAGACGCGCGAGCGCTCGTAGACACGCGCGGTCGTCGTCGGGCTGGCATGCAGGTCGGGCAGGGCGCCGGCCTGCGCCTTGTGCTGCGTGACGTAGTGCGCGCGCAGGTCGTGGAAGGTGAACCTGCGCGTGATCACGCCCTTGTCGAGCGCGGCGCGCATCAGCCGCTGCCACATCGCGGCGAACCCCGATGAGGTGTACGGGTTGCCGTGCCGGTTCGGGAACACCGCGCCCAGCTGCTGGTTGTGCGCGACCGCCTGCAGGCGCCGTCGCAAGTCGGCCAGGGCGGGGCTCGCCATCACCCGCTCGACGCGCTCACTGCCGGCGCGCTGCTTCGCCCGGCGCAGCCTCACCTCGCTCTCGTCCCAGGCCGGCCAGTGCAGCGGCAGCAGTTCGGCCTGCCTGGAGCCCACCAGGGCCGCGAATTCAGCCGCCATGGCGACGACTATGTACGAACCCCCTACCTGTTCGGAAAAACGCGCCAGAGCCCCGATTTCGGCCCCTGACGGGGCCGTTGTGCGCGGCCGTTCCCTGTTGCGCGGTACCTGACCGCCGCGGCACGGGTTCGCCGTCGCCTCGCCGCGCTCGATCGCCAGGGCGATGAGGTTACCCAACAGGGCGATCTCGCGGTTCGCGCGCACCGGCGCCTCGGCGCGCTCGACGCGCAGGTAGCGCGCGACGTCCGGGGCGGTGACCTGGGAGGCCGGCACCGGGCCGAACACGCGCAGCAGCGGCGCGCTGTAGGCCTCGTAGTCGGCGCGCGTGCGCTCGCCCAGGTCGCGCCACTGCCGCGACTGCCGGTACAGGTCCCAGAGGCCTTCGATCGTGCCGGCCTGGGGCCCGCCCAGCATCGTCGCCACGCGCCGGATCGCCTCGGCGCGGTCGGTGCCGAGCGCAATCGGCTTGCCGCCCAGCGGGTGGTAGCGGTAGGACACCGTGCGGCCGTCTTTCCACGGTCGCGCCTCCATCCTGGGCAGCAGCCCCTGGGCGCTGCTGCGGTCGCGCCTCCTCATGCTTTCCTCTTTGCGTTGATGGCGGCTTTTGCTTCATCAACAAGCCACTTGAGTTCATCTGGTGCCGCATCTGAAGGCCACGCGCCAAGAACGGTTCTCAACGTCGCCTTCATCGCATCGCGCTCGGCGCGCAGCGCCTTCACCTTGTCCAGCAAGGTGCCGCTCTGAAGGTCGCACAACTCTTCGCTGATCTCACGCAGCCGTGTAGCCGCGTGGCCGTCGTGGTTCCACTGATCGCCGCAGTTGCACGCGGGGATGTCGCACGACTTGCGGTAGCCGTGCCGACGCAGTGCGCCCTCCGCTGCATCGCGCTCGGCGATCAGTCTTTCGACATCTTCATAGCGCACCCATTCGCCTTGCGTGCGTTCCTCTGGCTCTGCCGGTCCGCCGCCATCCCAAGAGCAGAACAAGTCGTATCGCTTCATGCTTTCCTCGCTGCGTCGATGGCATCAGGGATACTTCGGATGCGGTCGCTCAACTCTTGAAGCACAGCGTACGTATCAAGACCCTGCGGCCTGAATTCCATCAGCCGGCCATCAGGCGCGGTAAAGCGCGGCGGGTACAAGAGTCTGTGAATCTCGACCAAGATTTCTACGGTGCGTTCGCGCTGCATCCTTGCCTGATCGCGCTCAGCGATGAACTGCACGCAGTCCTTTTCGCGGTCCTCTGCCTGTTGCTTCCACGAAGCAGCATCCGCCTTCAGCGCATCGCGCTCGGCGCGCAGTTCTCCATAAGCTGCGGACACACTCGCAGAGCAGGCAAGTGCTTGTCCGCTTTCGCTGACGATGACTGCTGCCGTGCGCTGCTCAAGCTCG